TTTTTGGATATTTTTTCTAGCCATTAAACTTTAGATCGTGCACCAACTAAAGTGATATTCTTAGTTGAACCATCAAAGTTAGTAGACTTTCTACCCTTAGTTACATTGATTGGAACTGCATGAGCAGAACCAGTTGGAGATAAACCTGAACTCGCTGGTGTTGGAGGAGTTATTCCTCTTCCATTACCTGCGCTTGTAGGTCCGTTTTTAATTAAGATAGAAGTATTGATTCCTCTTCTATTCATTATCTGATCTCCTGACCAAAACCTCTTTTAGCTGCGCCTCTTGATTTAACGCCTCCACCAGAAGATTTTAATTCTCTAACGATTCTTTTCTTCTCGTCTCTTAAATTTCTTTTACCTTTTCTTGAGTAAGCTCTCTCAGCATCTACTCTTCCAAGTTCTTCTAATCTGTTTTCTCTTCTAGTGTTTCTTCTCTTCTTAGCTTTTCCACCTCTTCTATGAGTCGCACGATTTAACATTTCAGTTTTTTCGTGGTAGCCAGCTGCTTTGTATTCGTCGCTATCAGTAATATCCTTAAGTTCTTTTTGGGATTTAAGTTTTCCCTTAACAATATTTCCTTTTTGTTGTGTATTTTTAAAAGACATATTATCTCCTATTTATTAACTTTGTTTTTACGACCGAACTTAGGTTTTCTTTTTCCCCAAGCTCCGTAAGATTCGTCTCTACGCGCTTTCATAGATTGTTTCTTACCAGATTCTTTTCCACGTCTCATTCCTAAAGACTCATCTTCTCTAGCTGCGTAACCTTGTTTTTTCTTTTTGGCAGATCCACCTTTTTTGTATGGGAATCTAACATTTGATCTAACACCATTTTGTCTCATAAGTTTTTCTCCTTGTTCTATTTATATTGTTTTTAATTATAGTTGTCTAGCTTATTTTTTACCGTTCCTAAAGATTTGTGTGCCCTTTATACCAAAAATACTCGCGCAGACAAGAATCCATAAATTTGTAAACCAGCTCGGCAGTGCCTGGAAATGCTCGAAGAAGATTTTTATCTTCTCCATAGCCAGCGGATCGTCCGACCAGACCCCATATGCGAGCACCAAAATGGGCAACGTGAGAATCAATAAAACGACCTCGTCCTTGTAGTCGTTTTGTCGGGCTTCTAAAAGTTTGCCCTGGTATTCGCTCTCGCCTCGGGCCATCTTAGTGGCTGCCATGTGTTGAGCATCCGCCATAGCCATTTTTGTCTCTTGACGTTTTTTATAAATGTGCGAACCAGCGTTTAATGCTAGTTTAAGGGCTCCTAAAATTGGGAATGCCATACTAGTACCAAGTAGCAGTTTTATTTTTAGATTTTAACATTCTTTTAGTTCCTTTTACCTCAACTTTATCACCAGTTGGAATTACGTTTCTTTGTATTCCATCAGCGTTAGTTTCAGATCTCGGATCCCACTCTACATTTTGAGAAGGAATGTTAAGATCAGACTGTTTAAAAGATTCTTCTTTTTTAGCCATTGTTTCTCCTTATTTTTTTCGTAACTTTTTCAATGTTATAGCAAATCTTGCTCTTTGTCCAAGCTTTCCTGGTTTTTTAGCAGCTGCTTTTAACTTTGAAGCGGGTATTGTTTTACCTTTTTTGACCCCTAGAGATTTTCTTAATGCTCCAGGTTTTTTTATCGCTTTTTTGATGTTTAATGTCATCTGTTTTCTCCTTTGTATTTCTCAATTTCAACACTTGGTATCATTTTGTCAACATTTGGCATAGTCTTCCCTAGTATTGTCTTCTCAATTGATGTATCAGCTCTTAAATTAGCTAATTTATCGTTTTGTTGAAGCTTGTCTTCGTGTTCTTGACGGTTCATTACCGCTTTCATACGATCTAAATTTATTTTTTCCTGTCCTTCGACTTTTTTACGCTCATTATCCATCGCTCTAAGGTCTAACTCTCTCGCTCTTAGCTTCGCAATTGGATCATTATCAAATTGAGAGGTAATTGATTTCTCTTCTTTTAAAAATTCCTCCATCATTTCTGCAATCAACACAGCTTTTCTTGCTTCTATCTTCTGAGACATCTGCATTACCTGTTGTTGAAGCTGTGGATTCTGTTGAGCCATCTGACTCATCTGTGCAATCTGCGCTAATTCTTGTGGAAACTCTAATTCTATCTGTTCTTGAGACATTAAACTAATATGTTCAAAAACATTTTTCTCCATCGCTGCCATAACCATCGGATTATTTCTAGCAATGTTAGTTGCCATGAAATTTAAGTGTGAAGTTATATGAGCTCTATGATCTTGACCAGGGAAAGCTTGAAAAGGTTTTCCTGAAAGAGCCATGATGTTTTCTAAACTTGGATCCAAAGGTTGTGGTTGTTGTGGTTTAACTAATAACGTATCAATATCTTTTACGCCTAACGCTTCGTACATATTTCTATACGCTTGATACAAGTTATGCATTTGCGGATTAGAAGTTGCCAGCTGCAACTCTGTTTGCGCGAGGGAAATACGCTGAGTTTGAGAAAAGATGTTAGGGTCAGCAACTGGCAATATATCTACCCGATCATCAAAGTCTGCTTGTTTAATCATCCTTTGACCCCCAACTATGTCGTACGGATATTCCGGAGGTAAATATAACTTGAATACTCTCGCAAGAAGTTTGAATTCTTGCTTTAATGAAGAGTAAATTCTTTTATGAACAGCGGACATTGTTCTTGATCCACGTTCTAGTAATGCAACTGTTGTACCAACAGCGGCTTGTTGATTGCCATCACCAACTTGTAAATCGGCAATCGATGCAAATCTCTGGCCAGCTTGAACAACAATACCCATTAAGTTTAATAACGTTGCCGATGGTTCTTTAAATGGCAACATCATAAATGAATCTTTTAAGTTTCCACCAGGAGCATCTACGTCTCTAAACTCTCCAGGTTGAATAGATTGTGCGTCGTCTCTAATTCTAATCCCACGCATTTTAAAACCAGCTGGTAAGTTTGATAAAGTTCCAGCATCTAATAATTGTCTTAATGCAGCTGTTGCAGTTCTAGACAATCCACCAATCATGTGAATTAAACCAAAACCATAAAAACCTAAACCCGGTAAAAATTTAAAGTGTACAAAGTAATCTATTTTCTTTTTCTGTGGATCACCAATTTCATAGTTTCTTTTAATTGATAAAACATTTCTTGACGCTTCTTCAATTGTCACAATGTAAGGAATTTTAATTCCAGAAGGTTCACCTGATTGATCTTGATCTTCAAAACCTTCTAGGTCTAAATTAATATGACACTCTAACAAAGTATAAACATCATCATCTTGAGTTTTTCTTTGTCCTTCTAATTCTCTTTCTTTTTTCTCTACATCGTTTTCAACATTTCTAGGTGTGCCTAATTCTATATCTCTATAAAAGCCAGCAACTTGTTGTTTTCTTAATTCGTTTTTAGATACTTTTACCCGATGGATGATTGCTTCCGCATCTTCTAATGAGGTAGCAGTGTACGGTACAATCAAATCATCTGCAGGTACAAACTTTGATGAGGGCGCTTGTTCAAGTTCATCATAATAAACTTTTTTAAAAGCTGATCCCGCTAGTGGTAAATAAAATAGCATTTGATCAAAGTCTGGCTCATAATCTTTCATTTTCTCCATGAGCTCGTAATTCATATAATCTTTTACACGTTGAGACTGCTGTTGTTTTTCTGGTGTTGGAGCACCAATCACAGCTGTTCTAACTGGGCCATCTGCTGGCAATAATTCTTTATAAGCTAAAGCTTGAAACTGAGTTACAGCTTCAGCAAGTACTGGGTGAGTTGCACCACTCGCTCCTTGGAATGGTTCCGTTCTCATATCGTATTTGAAACCTAATAAATCTAAACCTGTTGTATAAGTTTTCTCCCAATCTTTTCTACCCATTTGGTAGTCCATGTATTTTTGAGAAAGGTCTGATCCCATTTCTGATAACACATTGTCTGGTAAAAATTCTGCTAAGTTAGCGTAGTGTTCATCGCCACCTTCTGGGGAAACTGCATTGGGATCAAAATTAATTTCAACTGATCCATCTTCATTTTCTGTTGTTTCTATGGGCCCTGGTGCCTGTTGCTCTTCTACTGAAACTTCTTCAACAGTTTCTTGAATCTGTTCGTCACCCGGTATAGTTACGGACCCTCTTGGACCTTGTGTCAAGGCCTTGTCTATTTTGTCTACCATTACTTTTCTCCTGCGTTGTTTTAACAGTATTATAATTAATATTCAACCCCTGAGGCGTGGGTCCTGATTCAGGCGCCAGGAGCCAGGTCTTAGGGTATTTTGATGTCTTTGATTTGGTTTGCATATTTTCCGAATAAAGGTTTAGCTTCTGTTTTTTCTACTTCCTCACTTATTACTTCTTCACCCTCATCTGGTGGAGAGTTTTTAAAGGGATTAATTAAGGAAGAACTAGCCCAAGTAGGTGCTTTATCTTTTTGTTTAGCTTTATAATCCGACCACCACTGTGCAAGATCAGGTCCTCCATGGTAAGCAACAAATGATTCATCAGGTTTAGTTAAACCCCTCTCTGCAGCCTCCGCAGCATCACTCACTCCCCATACAGTTCCTGCCACGGGAATTTGTTTTAATGCTCCTTTTACAGCTCCTTTGATCACCGGTTTAGCTTTTTTTAAAAGACTAGTTGCCTGAGTTTTAAAGTCACCTTGTACTGGTTTATCAACTTTAATTTTAGCAGCTCTATAAGGAGTGTTTAATTTTTTACCTATATGATCTCCTTGTTTATCAAATATTAAAATTTTTGTTCCTAAATCTTTTTCTTGCATCATAAGGTCGTCAACATTTAAATTACGAAAATGTTCTCCTCCTATTTTATATTTTACATCGGGTCTGTTAAGTCTATCAGCAGCTCCTAATGCAATATTAATTCTTTGAGGAAGTATTGTTAAATTTTTAAAAGGATGTTTTTTAAGATCTAAATGATCTGTTTCATAAGGAAATCTGTTATAAGCTTTAGTGTAACCATACCCATGCTTATACATAGATGCAGAATAATTTCCAAAGGTAACATGTTTACCAGTTTTAGGATCAATAATTTTAGAGCCATCTGGCCAATATGATTTATCTCTCATTACTTTTAATTGATCTTGAAGATCATAATATTCTTTAAACATTGGATCAGTTTTACTGTTTCGAAGCAAATAATCCATGTCATACGTTTTACCGGTAGAATCTTTAAAAATAATATCGTGGTAAGAATCAACATCTGCCATGTTTGTGATTCTTTTACCTGATTTTTCATCAAAAATATTAAAGATAGCATCTCCACCAGCTTGATCTTGGTGCCGAACAACGTAATTCATTAAATGCTCTGCATCAGTTTTAGGAGCTCTCAACATACTTTTAGTGTAAATGCTAGACTCCACATCAGAAATTCTCCAATCTTTACCTCCTATTTTTCTAATAAAATTAGCACTACTTAATTTATTGATTAAAGGTTTTACCTCATTTGCGTAATCTAAGTTTTTAGAATTTTTTAATGCAAGACTTATATTATCTACTCTAACACGACCTGGTGTTTTACTACTCTTACTACCAATCATTTCAGCTATTTTATAAAGAGGTTTTAATACTTCATCCGCATTTCTACTTGAATCTTGGAATAACTCTATCCAAGCTTTTTCAACTTTTGTGCCAAAAGAATCTAATTTACTAATATTATTTTTTTTAATAATTCCTTGTAGATGGACTCCATTCTTTACCCCATCAATCTGTTTAGCTACATCATCTAAACTCATATATTTAAGGCTTTTATTAGCGTTGTTAACCACTGTCTCAACAGCTTCTATATCAAACCCTTTTGGTCTTCCAGCATAGCCCGGTCTCGATCCATCAATAGTGGGCTTAACTAACTGAGGTACTATTCTTCCACCCTCAGCAAAAGAACCAGAGCTTTTAAATCTTAAATATTCTTCCCAAGTTAAATCAGGATAGTTTGCTTTCCAATCTAATTTTTGTGGTCCATAATATTCTTCTTCCAGAGAGCCCCCACTAAAACCTGCACGACCTCCTTCAGCTAAAAGATAAGGCGGATAATCTTCTCTCGTCTCTCCTTGTATTTCTAATAAATCTTTTACAGGGATTGAGTCGTCTTGCTCTAAAGCTCTTGTTTGTCCTTCCCCTGCTTGACCGAACAAAGGAGAAATAGCTGCATTAAATTCTTCTCGTGTAATAATGTCTTCTTCAACACCATCATCTAAATGTTCACTTACTAAATTAAGCCAATCTCTTCGACCCATTCCATCTCTTGCTTTTTTTAAAAGCTTTAATTTATTGTTCCATTGAATTTTTTTAATTTCTTCTGGGGAAGGTTTGGCTTCAGGGATAACAGGTCCACCGTTTTCGTATCTCTGACGCGGGCGCGTCAGATACGCCATCATTTCATTATATTCATGAATTTTCAATTTACACTCCTAGGATATTGGCTAACCCACCTGAAGCTAATGTAATTTTAGTTTTGTCTTCTTCGATTAATTCTCTTACCGTATCAGTTTCACCAGATCCTCTAGCGGTACCGATTCTCATTTCATAAAATTCTTTTAACTCTTGTAGAGAATTTGGTTTACGACCTCTTTCTCTAATGAATTCTTTTACGACTTCTTCGATTCTAATCGTTGGATCAATTTTTGCTGAACCCTCTCCTACATACACTCTAATAAAATCATCTATTTCCATGATAGGCATTCCAGGTTTCTGTTCGTTCATGTCATACTTATACTGTTCGTATGCTTCCACTAATTCTGGATCATAGTTTCCTGGCTCGTAAGCCATTTGCATGATGCCTGAATCCTGACCCTTGACTTGTTCGCCATAAGGAATGTTTTGATCTTTCATTAATTCAATTGTATCTAACTCTTCTTCACCGAAGTCTTCATCATCTGTTCCGTAAGCATAATTAGTTCTCATCATTCCTCCATGGGCCCTTTTTTTGGGGTAGGCTATTTCTATATTATGCTTATTTATATAATCCGTCAAGCTAACTCCTTGTTTTTTATCCTCACTTATCTCCCAAGAGTCAATTACATCTGCGTAAGTTTCCATTAATAATATGTCCTTTGTGTTGGAGGAATTTTTTCCTCCTTATAATCTTCAGGGTGTTGAATCAAACCACCCTGTCTAAATCTCATCACTGCTTGAGTCATACTATCAACCAAGTCATCATGATCCCCATAAGGAAAAGCAGCGCATTCTTCAATTACTTCTTGAGCAAACTCCATTTCTTTGGGCGCCCATATTCGGCCACTCTCGAACAGAGGTGATACCGAGTTTACTCTAGTGTGCTTATCGTTGCCTTTACTAGGTGTAAAATTTATAACAGGGATTCCCATTTTACGCAACTCATAAGTTAGAGGAAGCCCTGATGCCTTACTCTCGATTATAACGGTTTCAGGATTCCAATATCCATATTGCTCTAAAGCAATTCTTCTTAATTCAGGAAACTCGTATCTACCTTTTAGAGAATCTACTAAAATTAAATTAGGTGGTTCATCTTCAGAGGGACGAAAAACTCCCCACGTTGTAATAGCAGAAAAGTCAGCAGTTTCTTTTTTCATAAATGCGGTGTCATAACTTTGAATAACATGTTGAAGAGGAGGCAAATCATCGGACTCCCATGACTTCCACCATTCACGTTTTATTAAAGCTCCTTCTTCTGAAGTTGGATTCTGCATATACTGAGCATTCCATTTACTTCCAGGGATCGAAGCTTTTACTCCTTCTAAATCTTTTATGTTCCAGTACTCTGGCCAAACAGGTTTTCCTGAGGGAAGAATTGCAGGGAACTCAATCAACTCCCATTGATCGGCTTTAACTTCTTTCTGTGCATTTAATAATCTTCCCGTTAAATCTTTTTCATTCCAACGAGTCATGATTACAATAATAGAACCACCGGGTTGAAGACGCTGCCTTGGGCCGGATGTATACCATTCATAAGTTCGATCCAAAGCTTGTGAGTTCATGGCATCTTGTTCAGAATGTGGATCATCAATGATTAATAAATCGGCACCCCTTCCAGTGATTGCCGATCCTACACCCGCTGCATAATACTCTCCACCTTGAGCCGTTTCCCATTTACCTGCGGCTTGAGAATCTGGATTAAGTCTAGTATTAAAAATTTCTTTATATTCCGCGGAGTCCATTAGTCCTTTTGCTTTACGACCAAACCTAACTGATAACTCAGTGGTATTAGTGGATTGAATAATTTTTAATTTAGGATTTCTTCCAACCATCCAGGCGGGCAAAAGATAAGAACCAAACTCAGACTTAGTATGTCTTGGTGGCATGTTAATAATTAATCTTTTTATTTTGCCTTCAGCTAGAGCATTAAACTTGGCAGCAATTTTTTTATGGTGGGAGCCTTCAATAAAGTCTGGCCAAACATGTTTAACAAATGTCAGGAAATCATTTTGAATTGATGATTGTTTTTTCTTTTCCCCGTACTGATTCATCAATAAAGAGAATTGTCTTCTTACGTCAGCAGGTAATTTGTCTAGGTTCTGTATAAATTTTTCATTCATAAAATTTTTTTGCAAAATTTTTTCAGGGTTATTTTGAAACCTTAGAAGGTATTTTAAGGCTTTAAACCTGTAAATCAAGCCCTAAAGGTAAAACTTTGGGACCCCTTTTTTAAAAAAAAGAAAAAGGTTTTTAAAAAAATTTCAAAATTGATGGAGGGTCTGGTACCTCTATGAAAGATGCGCGCCGCGAAGCGGCGCACAACCTGTGGTTGTATGCAGTTTATGCATACAACCGGAGCGAGACTCTTTAGTCTAAGAGTACCATATATTGTTTAGTAAAATTTCTACTAAACCAATCTAAACCTTGTCTTACTGTTTTATAATCTTGCAACATCTCAGCGCCTATGATTACATCATAGACAGCGATTGCAAACGCTGGCAATGTGCATGACTCACCGCCAAATCTATTTCTTACTGTGTCCTCTGCTGTTGCATCTTCTGGTAGTGCAACATCAAAAGGAAGTTTGTATTCCTTGTTATTGTAGTTAATTGTTTTCATATTTTCCTCGCTTTCAATACTCCCATTATATCCTATAATGGGAGTAAAGTCAATAGTTAATTTGCCCAGGCTTCTAATCCTCCGTTAGTTGCCTTGTTTAATGCTTCCAGATATTCTGTCTCAGTCATCATTAAATTAGTCAAACAAAAATGATGTTTATCACCTTGAAGTTGTCCTGGTTTTCTTAAGTAGTCAACTGCCTGTTCTAAAAGTTGTTGTCTTTTAGATCCGCCTGGTTGATATTCTTTTTTAAGTGTTTTAGTCATGTCGCTCCTTTGTTAATTTATGCTCCCATTATATCCTATTATCTCCTAAATGTCAATAGCTATTCTGTCGCACCCCCCTGTATTTTTTTAATGGTTGAATAATTACGTCCATAATGTTGTTCAGTTGCTTTTTCATATCCCTCGGTTATTCTTCTATGCTCAATAAATGGTGGCAATGTTCTTCTTGCAATACTTTCCATATGAGTATTCAACCATTCATTCTTACAGCCTTGGCTACAAAAGTATTTATCTGAGTCTGGATATCTCCAACCATATCTATTTTCAGTATCATCTATTTTAGCATATGCATAGCGCCCACGAATTATGCCTTTAGATTTTAGAAATCTATCTGTAGTTGGATTTGTATGACAATTCGGACCTTGGCAAAAATGTTTATTGGGCATTATGCGACCTCACTTGTAATAAAAGCTTGACCGACTGCACACCTATAATTATTTGCCTCTAAATCCCAATAAGTAATATATCTAATCTTATCAGTTATTTTATCTCTCACTACTTTGCATTTTTCATTCCAACGCGCTTTTCTAGTTATTGAACGAGTTCTCTTATCGTCTTTTAATTTTTTTCTTAACTCGCCTTTATGTGTCATTGGTCTATATGTAATAATAAACTTAGTACCAACTTGAAGTGTGTTTTCTATTTTCATTATTTCTCGCTTTCTTTTGTTTGTTTTTATATTGGGATTATATAACATAATCCCAATATTGTCAATAGTTAATTTAAGTTATTTTGTTTTTCATATTCCTTTCTGATTGCTATTTTCTGCTCTCTTGTCATTGTAGTATTCTTCATACCTTTAATCATACTAGCAAGATTTTGTGGGTTATAGATTGTCAGTCCTGTTGAATTACATCTAACAAGTTCTGCCTCATCAAGTTCAATGCCTAGTTCTTTCATCAACTCAACACCCTCGCTTAAATATCTATAAGCTTTCAATCCTGTTTTCATAGCTTGTTTTTGTTTCTCGATACTATCAATCCATTTTTGATGACAAGTAATGACATTTGCTTTTGCTTGTTTCAACATTTGGAAAACTTGAAACTCTTGTTTATTACAAGCAATAGTTCTTGAACGACAATGTGATGTTCCAATAATATCTAAATAAAATTGACTATCAAACTCTCTTGTCATTCCAACTGAATTATCATTATCAGAATTATAACTAGAATATCTTGAATACCCTAGTGCCTTGTCGTTTGCGTCAATGTGTTTAGTTTTATGTGGATTATCTTCCTTGCCATTTTGTTGTGCAAGTATATCTGGATTACAGTCTTTTGCTTTTAGTTCTTCTCTTTTATAAGCATAAGCAAATTGTTTTCCTGTATCATCACTATATTCGCTTGTGCCTGTACTACCAAATAAACCAAAATCAAAATGTTCAGATATATTTCTATCTCTTTCATCTTCATCTTCTTCTAATTGGTCTTTTGCATAAGAGAAATAAAAGCATTTATCTTTTGCTACAACATCTAAAGGTTGTCCATATTTTTGTTTTAAACTTTTGCAAGTATCAACATCTTCTTCTGGATATGCTCTTTCAACAACTCTTGTTGCAAGTTCAAAAGCCTGTGGGTATATTTCATCAACCTTTTCTCTAGCTTGAAGAAAAGCTTGTTGCTCTTGTGTTGTTTCTGTTTCTGCACTTTCAATATACCTATTCAAAATTTTATTTCTGAATTCAGTATTCATTCTTATTTTACTCATTGTTTTCTTCCTCGCTTTCTTTTTCTTGTTCTTGTTTTTTTATCTTACCATTTTCGTCTGCCATTTCTTCTAACTCATCAATCGGTAAGTTCCACCAATAAGTTAGGTTATTATTTTTGTTTTGCATATATAAATATCCTATACTATTTTATGTATATTGTCAAATCTTTATTTAAAAAAAATTCAACCTATAGTTGTATAGCCCTTACTAGCCCGCCCACTCCACCCTTATATTATATAGGATAATTTAGGATAAGTCAAGAACTATTTTGTCGCAGGCGCTCAACTGCAGGTAGAAAATATTTTTGTATTTGCCTTAGTTATGCCATAGTCCTATAGTATCCTAATGGCATGAGTGAAAAAATAAAAACTGAAATAAACTTAGAAGATGGTTTTTTTATAGTTGAACAAAGAAAATGGTACAATTCTCCAAAATCTTTTTCAATTTATAAAGACAGACTATATTCTGATTTAACTTCGGCTACTAGAGACTTATTAGCGCTGGAACAATTAAATGATAATAAAGAAATTATTTATTTTCTTCAAAATGCTAACGGAAGACCTTTAGAACTTAAAGAAGAAGTTAAAAAAGAAAATGGAGTTGATGAAGAAATTCCATTTTAAATAATATTTTTGGCGGGCTACTTGTTTAGATGCCCGCCAAAAGTTGCGGGAACACATTATTAGTGGACTAAAGCATATGCAATTAGTTTGTAAAGAGTGTGTTCCCGAAACTTAACCAAGGAGAAAAAAATGAGTACAAGAAGTAATATAGCAATAGAAGACCCAAAGACAAAGAAGGTGAAAGTTATCTATGTCCATAGTGATGGTTATCCTTATGGTGTTGGTAAATGCCTGGTTGATCATTACAACAATCGTGAACTTGCAAAACTATTATTTGAACATGGAGATGCATCTTATTTAGGTGATACCATTGATGAGTGTAGTTTTTATGGTCGTGATTGGAATAGAGAAGAGGACAAAGCCAGAACCTATAGAGATGAATGGATGTATATGTATAATATGAGAGGTGACTGTCATATTGAATATATTTATATATTCAAAAATAATAAATGGCATGTTTCAACTTCTCAATATATTCCTACAGAAAAACTAAAAAACTCTTATGATGGTGGTATTTGGTACCACTCTAAATTTGAGCCTGTAACGCTGAACAAGGAATATATAAAATACAAAGACAAACACGAAAAACATGCAGAGGTTAAGATGATCTCACAAATTGGAGATCTATTAATGAAAAAGTTCTCAAAAGATGATGTTGTAGTCCAAGGTGGAAATGCAAAGAAAGCAAACTAATGACTAAAAAATACAGAGTATCATTAGAAGTAGATGAGAAATGGGTTGAAAACTTTGATTTAGTTTTTGATGCAGAGGATGAAGAAGAAGCCTGCAATGAAGCAATGATGCAGGTTAAAATGAATCTGGGAGATTACATCACAGCATATGCAGATGAAGAAGAGAATTAGTTGTAACTGCGGGATTTTAACCGCTATAGTTTAGGTCGCGATGCTCTGGAGCATGGGTAAGTACTTCTGCAGAATAAAGCCCCGCCTACACAGGACAACTATAGGTTGTACAACTTCAGGTTGTACAACCTGAAAAATTTTTCTTTAGAATGATTCTAAGCTACAAGCTTCAAGCCCCAAGCCCCAAGCAGCGCCAAGCTCCAAGCTACAAGCACAACCTGAGGTTGTATTTAATGAATATATATTCCCCGGCCGCCCGCCCCTATTATATAGGATAATTTAGGAGATGTCAAGAAAAAAATTTATTTATTTTGTCTAATTGTTGCCACAATTCTATTATAGGATTATCCTAATATGAAAACAAGTGAAGCATTGAAACTGGTTGGAGGCCTGAGCAAGCCTTCTAAGATGCCTGGATGGGCCTATGGTCTACCAGCGAAAGAATGTAAAACAGGATCCAAGCTCCGGCAGGTTAAAGACTCAGTTTGTTACAATTGTTATGCACTCAAAGGTTGTTATGTTTTTAAAGTTGTTCAGGACGCTCAATACAAACGCCTGGCCAGTACTAAGAGCCCGCTCTGGGTTGGAGCTATGGCGCTGTTGATCAATTCAAAAAAATCAAAAGAATTTAGATGGCATGATTCAGGCGATGTTCAAGACGAAGAACACCTATTAAAAATTTTTGCTGTATGTAAATTGACACCTACAGTTAAGCATTGGATGCCAACGCGAGAAGCGTGGGTCAAGCACTTCCTGCCAGAATGTCCAGACAATTTAGTAATTAGATTTAGCATGCCAATGGTTGACCAGGCGGCAGCTGGAGGATGGGACAACACTTCAACGGTAGTTACCAGCGGCCGGACTTGTCCAGCCCCTGAACAAGACAACGCTTGCGGTGATTGCCGGGCATGCTGGAATCCTGAAGTAAAAAACATTGCATATGGTAAACACTAACAATGGCCAGGATTAAAAATTTTTTAACGCCCCAGTGGCTCAAAGAGTTTGAAGAGATGAAGCGACAAGCAGCTGCAAGCAACAAGCAGAAGCGTCAAGCTTCAAGCCACAAGCGGAAGCGACAAGCTTCAAGCGACAAGCGTAAACCAGAACCTAGTTCAGGTTCTCAAAAGTCCTGACGCAAGCTTCAAGCCCCAAGCTGCAAGGCTCAAGCTTCAAGCCACAAGCATCAAGCTCCTTGATAAACTTTCCTTCATAAAGTTTTACAAGGTTAAGGCTGAGGGCCTTAACCATAATAAATGAGTTGTTTGGATGTTTCACGTGAAACGCGATTTGATGCGGAGAGAAGCTAACTGTGTTTCCTCTAGTGACCTTAAGCTCTACGGTAAAAAAGTGGCCGCCACAATTATAACCCAATAAGTCAGGAGTGCCAAATGCAGCACTATTTTCAAGCCTTGTCCAGCTAATTGTTGTCGAATTTTTCTTAAGATCATACCAGAGTTTACGTTCTGGTTTCACTACAACACCCCCTTAGATTGTCAAGAAAGTTTTTTAATAACCTGACCCATTTTCCATTTTTCTTTATCAATTTTTAAAATTAATCTATGAGTCTCACGAGTTCCTATAATCTTATTCTCCATCAAATCAATTCCAACGATGTCATAAAATTCACCATTCGGCAGCACCACTTGAACTCTAGCGTTTCCTGCTACCTCACCTTTTAAAAATTTATCTAATGCTTGTCTTAATAACTTTCCAGTAAACATAAGTTGCAATATAACCTAAGTTGTAGTATATTTCAAGTATGATTAAAAAGGAAAAATGGGACGGACGATCAAGAATTCCCACTAAACAATACAAAGAAAATTACGATAGGATATTTAAAAATGGGACTACCAAAGAAGCTGACCGATCAGCAGATGAGGTTTGCCTACGAACTGATAACGAACGAAGGCAGAAAGACAGCGACTGAGTGTGCAATCGATGCAGGGTTTAGCAAAGACTCTGCTAGACAATACGCCAGCAAATTACAGAATCCAAAACTCTACCCGCTTGTAGTTAAATACATTGGAGAGCTTAGAGAAGAGTGGCAGAAAAAATATGAAGTTACTTTTGACAGGCATATTTCAGAGTTAGGTAAAATTAGACAAGAAGCTCTTAAGAAGGGAGCTTGGTCAGCCGCGGTTAATGCGGAAGTTGCAAGAGGGAAAGCGGCGGGTTTGTATATTGAACAGAAGATAATACGGACTGGCAAACTCGAAGACCTAACAACAGAAGAACTAGAATCAAGAATGAAAACCATAATAGACGATTACTCCCCAATTCTAGAAGGTATATCAGTTGAAGAACTGAAACAGAAAGTAAAAGACAAACCAGAATTACAAGATCACTGCCCGGTACCAAGTAAAAAGAATTCACACTAAAATTCTCTCGGTTTTAACTATACATCCTACAGGAAATATGTTCCTATCGGAGAATGAAACATCTTTTTCTTCATATGAAGCAAATGTCCAAACAAATTTGGAAGTTCGTTTGTAAATGTATGCATGTGTTGTCATTCTGCTGCATTCGAACTTATCAAATTCTTCTAGTGTCGCATGGCCTGCGTCCCCCGTTATATCGACCCAAGAAATCTTATAAAAATAATAAGTCTTCTTCCCAATCTTGACGTGTCGGTATTTTGATTTCTTATTTCTAAACATAATTATCCATAGGTTTTATATTACCTAAACAGGGTTTTTTCAAAAACCATTTTACGCGCGCGCGTAGGGACTTTGTCACAGCGTGAAGCAGCTTGTAGCAGCATTGTAGCAGATGATTATTCACTAGTACCAACACTTTTAGTCCATTGTCCCATTGTATCAACATTCTCCAACTTTTTTATTTTTATTTTTCTAAAAAAGTATTTCAAGCTACTATGGGTCCTGGTGCCTGATGCTTGATTCTTCCATATTTACCCACTCTTTCTAGCCATTGGTACCTAAAAGCCTTAAATTCATCACCTTCAGCACTATACTTCAAGACTTGGCCACCCTTAACGCTAATTAGAATCACTCCACATTGTATGTTAGTCTTATAAACATAGTTGTGAGCCATTGCATAGGCCGCGCATTGGATGAAGTAGTCATCAATCCATTCTTTCTTCTTAAACTTGTTGCTTTGCTTAAAATCTATTATAGAAGGCTGACCATTATAGATTCCAATGACATCAGAGGCGCCCGCATACAAACCCGGGTAGTATAGAGGCATTTCTAAGCCCCATACCTCTGTCAGAGGCCTAAAATGCCCAGCATCGATGATGTTTTGGGCCATGATGCCTGCTTCTTTACCCAAATCACTTATATCCATATGATTCTCACCCTTAATATATCCTTCTAGAATTCTATGCATAATAGTACCTCTAGCGGCTGCGTCATCACGTACTTGGTCTGCCTTTTTTTCGCCTAATTTCTGCCTCCATTCCGCCAACTTTGCCTCACTCTCAGCAGATCGTGTAGCGCCTAGAATAGTTGTAACCGAAGGCAGCTTTTCACCGTTAATATCATACACTCGACCAGTGGGTAGAGTTTCTCGTTTAATAGGTTGATAATTAAATTTTGACTTTCCGTTCCATATTGGCATGTCTGTACTCCTTTAGGTTGACAATGTTATTTTCTTTTAATTTCTCTCTCGAGTAATGAGCTATTATTTGATTTATTTTTGGTAGTTTAACATGCACATATGGCCAAATTAAGCGGGCGACGTAATAAGCATCTCTGTGGGCACAACGCCAGCGCCATTGTTTCTTCCTTCCTTTTGGAACTTTCCTTTCGCCAGACGATCCGCAGCCAGTAAACTCATGTACCCAGCGAATGATAGACTCATCAGTCATGGCAATCTCCATTCTAATTACCCAGATATTATGTGTGGGTTTTCCTTTTCTATTGTGTCTAACTTGTTTAGTTTGTTTATAGTAAACCGACCCCTCCCCATCAAAGAGTCCTGCCAAGTAAGCTACGTCTGTTTCTCTAAGCATATTTTTTTGCCTCCTACTTCTATTGTTTTAAATCCAAATGTTTCTAGACAATACGCAATAATACTCATGTCATAAGCGTGGATGTCATCAAATATAAATCGAGTGCCTATTCTAGATCTTGGTCCAAAAAAGACAGTTTCTTCCATAACTTTTTCTGTAGTGTGAGGACCATCAAAAAATATTAAATCATAAGTATTAATTATTTTTTTCTTACCATTTTTATAAATTGGAACGCCTCCCCCAAACGCATTAAAATATTCTGTGTCTTCTAATTGAAACAATGTAAAGTTTTCATGATATTTAAACTCACTAAAAAAGTTTTGTTTCATGGAATTAGGATATGTGGGAATCTTTGGAGTACCATCTTCATTCACTAACCGTTTACCTTTAAAGTCTGTCCAAAATGGCATTTGTCCTTTTGCATCAACAACGCCTTGCTTATCCAGATGTTTGTAAAGTAAATCTCCATAAGGATCGATACCAATGTGAAAATGATTTCTATCTTTCAACATCTCCATGATAATATTACTACTGTAACCTTCACGAACACCTATCTCTACAGTAAGATAAAAGTCTTGAGGTCTTAATTCTTTAGTCCATCTAGCTAAAAAATTATATTCGCTGCTGTCTCCTTTAATCATTTTCCCTGAACCTGTCTTTCATTATCTTCTTTAAAATGTCTATACATTTTCATAGACTCATGCATGTGCTCTAAAGCATAGATTGCTTGGTGCTTCCAGTATAAACTTCTGTGTTTATTATTTATATCTCTCATCTTCTCTAGATTTTCTACGGCATTTTCTGTCCATTGATTTTTAAATTTTATTATCTCTTGTTTTAATTCATTGTTAGGTTTTTTATTATTTCTTTTAAGAAGATATATGTTGTATTTCCCTAGATTCATTGCAAGAGGTTTAAATTTACAGATGAGATAAGCTTCCCAATACATTCTCCTTTCCTTATTTTTACATGCTTTTAATGGAATAACTTTATCAATCTCCCAACTATTGTCTTCTCTAACGTGGCGACCTTTTCTAGAGTCGGAAGTTTCTCCAATATATATAATTTTATCTTTACACAATCTTATGTATATAACAGGACTTTTGTCTCCATTGAGTTCGATTACTTTTCTATTTTTTCTCATTCGGCCCCTACGCTTTCCATGCATGTACTCACGTAGCTGGCGGCGCTTTTGTCGCTAGGTTGCCCATCATCGCTGACGTACAGTGGAACGCAATACTGCTGAACTTGGACGCCTACTAACGCACTTATAATTCTTTTTTTCATCTTCTCCCTCTGATAACTTCTAATAAATTTTCTAATTTAGTAATAGTTTCTTTTAATAATTTTATTTCTTCACCCGCTCTCCTGCAGGTTTCCTGCAGGAATTTTTTTTGTCCTTCTAACGCTTCAATTCTTTTGGTCAGATCCAGTCTCCCGCGATGTTCCATTTCCCTCCACTTCTATTTCTCCTTGGTTGTTACATGCTTTACAATCTACCCATGCTTCTTCTCTTGCTTCTTCATAAGGTATACGAAGAAACCCGTTACCTTTACATTTGTCGCAAATTTTCTTCACCATATTTCCTTTCAAAAAATTTATGGGCTTTCATCCTAATGTATCGATGATCAAACCCAGCGTATTCACACACTGTCAGAAAATCTCGATTAGGTTCTAAGAACCATGCTCGTGCAGATTCTGCGTAGTGTCCTTTGGCAATACCATAGTTTTTATTTTTCCAATGTTTCCCAAGCGCATCTTCTAATGCAACAATTAAAACATTGCGCCAGAGATTTCTTACGGGATCTTTTCTTTCACCTATAAGGTTAAGACTTTTTGGAAAGAGATCTGATTTTGCCATTGTATTTCTGTGCTTTCTCTTCAACTAACATTCTTATAACCTGAGCTCTACTTAGAGTGACTCCTGGTGCAAGAATCTTTGCCAACTTATCTATTTTGTCATAACAACGATGATCGACTGCTAGACTTTTGTATTTACTTATATCTGTCATTAGTATATCCTTTCATTTGATATATAAACATATAGGATATTTATATCTTTTTACAAGAGCTGTCAATGGAAAAAATTATTATTTTGATGTGGCTATGTACGGCCACTGCAACCCTTAATTGCAAACAAATTAAAACGGAAAGGGTGTATTTTACTGAGCCTTTTGACTGCCTGGTATATGGATATAGCCAATCGGCACGATTATTAAGGGATTTTGGTAGGGAAGATGTGAATAAATTAAAGCTGACTACTAAATTTCTATGTATTCCGGGGCCGAAGATCACCACCCCTAAAACCTTTAGTTAACAATCCTTTATTGGTTCCACCTCTTGGGATCCCCATAGTCTTTAGCTCGGTGAACCAGATCGTAGGCGTGCTCTGCATTGGGTCCAACTTGATTTACATAATGTAAAAATACTTGTGCCATCCCTTCTCCTTTATACGTACCAGGTCTCCAATGCCACTGATCACAACCGGCGTACAACACCCCATCCCCTTCTTCTAATTCAAAAGAAGTGTCCTCTACTACAATAGGCCACTTGTCATATTTTTTTATACATGCTGTAATTGATATCTCACATGAAGCTCTATCTTTATGTTTCTTTAACTTCCCACCAAATATATAATATCTCCAATATGCATAAGTCGGAAACAATTTTAAATTTGATTCTTTTTCCACAAGAGATAATTTAGTATCTAGTAGACCAGTCATTAGAGGGTCATGATACCATGCGGGCGAAAAGGATTGCCCATCTAATTGATAATCTCTATTCATATCTAATTTGTTATAACAATACTTTTGAAGAATATTTAATTCTTCTTTTGAAAAAAAACCTTTTATTAATTTAAAATCTACTGCAGCCATGCTACTATATTATACCTTGTTCCTTTCGTTATAGGTTTTACAGTATGTGGAAATAAAAAATTACTTGGAAAAAATAACATGGATCCCTTTTCTAACTTACATCTCTTTATTTCTTTTTCTTTTTGATCTGTAAAAACTAAATCCCCTCCCTCGTAATCACTATTTAAATTCATGATAATACTTAACACCCTTGGTGATGTAGTAAAATGATCCGTATGTACTTGATAGTTACCACCGCGTTTATATTTTAATAAATCAATTTGATTTATTTTATTACTCATCATTAGAGGAAATTTATATTTGTAGTGGAAATACAATCTGTTTATTTCTTGTTTCACAAAGTTCCAGTAGAATAAATTGGTGGGTGTTGTAAAATCTAAAGAATATCCTTTTACCCTGCGTATATTTGTATCTAAACCTCCCCTCACTGTAAGATGTTTTGTTGCTTTCTTATCTATTAGAGGGATTATTCTTTCACAAAAAGAAGGATCTATTATATTTTTTAATTCAACAATTGCTTCTGTAATTTCCATTATTCTTTATAAAATATACTTAATGTATATCGTGGTGAGCTTTCTCCTAAAGCTTGAAGATCAGCATGATATGTTGAGTCTCCTTTAAAAAATATAGCTCGGTTGTGTACAAAGCCAACATACCTATCTAATTGATTCTTATCATTATAAAAGCCAGTGCCATTATACAGTAATTCTTTTCCTTTTAAATAACATATAAAATTATATGTGGCAAAGTTATCTAAATGGACTAATACTTTGTTAGTATTGTGTCTTAATCTGAAAGAACTATCTACTACTTTTAACTTTTTCTTAGGAAAAAATTCATCTTTTATTTTTTTAAATACCCATTTGTTATCTTGGCTATTTTCAATCTGATGACCAAACCCATATTTATCCCCCACTGGGTTACTAAGAGGTACAAATTTAATTTTATCCAAGTTTGCGTTTATAATAGCAAATTCTTTTTTAGTAAAAAAAGAATCTACAACAACCAGTTTATTGTTCATGCTTTGTTACTTTCTATCACTGTTAAATATTTTACATTATTTTGTTCTTATTGCAAGATTATAGTCCAGAGGCTATTTTTTCTTACTCCATCTTTTATTTTTCATAGCCCTGTTACAGTCTAAACAACTAACTTTATAGCTACTGTGTTTTTTACAGTGACCAATGTTGTCCCAATAACCTTTGTTTTTCACTGGAGCAGTAATTCCCCAGGAATTGGGAACTGCTTTTGTCTCAGGTGGGCATTTACATTGATTTATGCCAAAAATTTTACAAATAATGTTTTTAAAAAATTTCATCTTCCTCCGTGTTTTAATTGTCTTTTCCTATTTTTATTTAGACTCTTGGTGTGCCTGCCAGGACGTTTCCTAGGCGTTTGTTTGTGATATAAGTTTACACCGAACTGTGCTTTTTTAGCCATTCTTTTTGTTCTTCAGATATTTGCAGGTACCTGATACTTCCATTAACATGTTGTTTAGTGTCATAACCACAATTAGTACATCTATAGAATTCAGAAACAATTGCAACCAATATCGTATGAGCTTTACAATTTTCACACACCCCATGGACAGTATCTATTTTAGAAAAACTAAATCTATCAAATATCTCTTTCTTATTTGACATAACGATCTGTACTGAGCCCAAGTATAGGTTTATATTCTGTTTTACCTGAATCATTTTTAAAAGCTATTAAGTATTCTTTTCTATTTAAATTAATTTCTGGATTATAACTACAGTGAATCCACCCCGAGTTTGGTTCACCTGGTTTGTAATACTCGAGAATCAATTGATCAAACATTAGGTTCTCTTTGATCCAATCACTAACCTTATTATTTTCTTCACCAAAGATTTCAAAATCCGCCGCCTGCCCCTTACAGTGTTGCGATTTGCTTGAGCTACCTATTTTTTGCGACAGAATGGGATCGCGGAATCCCGACGAGATAGTTACTACATCATCGAAGTGATCACGCACCGGTTGAAGGACACGTTCACAAAGTAAGCGGAGATTTTCTGTTTGATCTTCGTTAGGACTATTGTTAAGGCCCATACGTTCTGCTGTCTGAGACTTAGTAAGTTCTGCTAAACTAAAGTTCTTGCTTAATTTCATTTTTATTACCCTTCCTATTATACTTCTTTTTATTTTTAATTACACGCATTTTATATTTAGGATCATTTAGTTCAAGTGCGATGGGATTTTGTTTAGTTCTGGGTCTATTTTTCTTTAGGAAAAAAGCATAAGCTTTCTTGTTCATTATTCAAGGATTAATTTTTTAATAGACTTTTCACCCATGTATATCTCGGTCTCAGCCTTACTCTTAATGCATTTGTAAGTTACATTTGGAGTGTATTGTCTCTCTGCGTGTCTTTTCCCGCGTAAGCATTGGGCCATTCCATCTGGCTGTATTCTGTGTTCCTTAATTTCTGCCCCTATGAACATAAGAAGGGCGACTACTGTCTCGATCAATGTGTACCTCCATTAGTTTTATAATGCATATCTCTATTCGCATCTTTTAATTTTTCTATATCTTCTAAAACTTTATCCATTTGTTTTCTTAAAAATTCTATGTTTACTTTATTTAAAGCCATATTCTCGATATGTGCATTTAACTTATCCGTGGACTTATACAAATCCTCGATCATCATAAATTGCTCAGAATCCGCGGGCAATGAACCTAGTTGTCCACGTGGCCATTTGATTCTAAAATCTGTATTCTCAATTAAATCTTTTTGCATTAACTCTACTTGTGTGGAAAGTTTATTTTGGGTTTCAATAACACCGAAGTAAGCCCAGGTTCCGATCGCGACGAGGGCGATCAACGAGGCTACCGTCTTCATCGGCATTTGTACTGCTGCTTCTTCTGAAATTTTAAGTGCCATTAGTTATAACTATACCCCGTGTTTCCTGATTCAAGTTTCTCGAATAGTTTTTTATGTTGGTCCATGATTTCTTCATCGGAGTCCATCATCTTATCCATCTTCTCATCTAACATCTGTACTCTAAATTCTAATTGATCAATTTGATTTTCAAGTACTGCTTGAGTTGTAGACAGTTCGAAGGTACGAGATAGATTCCAACCTGCTAATGCAAGTAAGATACCCACCAACATCGTCATTACTTTTTCTAACATTATTTTCCTTTAGGCAAACAGCTTTTTAACCAATCTAAAACTGCTACAAAAGGCCAACATATGAATTTCCAAATTTTTTTAATCATACTATTCTCCTCCTTAAGAATTAGTGCTTCATGAATATGTCCGCAATGCGGGCATTCTCTTCCCACATTATATTCTGCTACCACAAAGCCCATTCCACAATTTTCACACTTCATTTTTTTTCTCCTCAATCTCGTAAAAGAAGTTATCAGTATTTTCTGTTCTCCACTTACTACTATCTTCTACATTCCAATCACTCGTTTGCACTTTCCAATCTGGAATTTCATCCTTAACTGTAAATGAAGGGATATCCCACAATATTCGATTGTTTGGTTGTGCTGCATAATTGCCATCATCTAACGCCAATATGTGAGCGCACTTATGTTCGTGCGGTATTTCTGAATGATCAGTGTCTACTATATTACTCTCTGGGTGCGCCCAGTCAACAGTAAATAAATATTTCCCTGGATGTAATTGTTTATCTTTTCCAAAGTATTTCCCTGCTTGGCCATCTAAAATGTCATAAGAAGTAACAGCAGGATAATAACTAAAACAGTTCCATAGCTGAAGCTCATCCAGTCTCGATCTAGGAACTTCTTTTGCTTCAAACTCTCTTTGTATGAACGCAGAGATTGGTAGACGGTAGAAGACTGCACCATTTTCCATAATTGCGTGGAACAGAATCGGACGACCAGTAATCGAAGCCAGCCCGAAGATAATACAATCTTCAACTTCGCCATGATGATCTTTAAGATCATAGAGATATTCTCTCCTGATCTGTGCATACGTCACAGGTATATTTGCATTCAGATATGCCATTCATAAATTAGTTTACTAAATTAATTAATATAATAATTCCAATAACTAAACCGATAGTTATTTTTTTATGAGCTACCGCTAGTGCCCATACTTCTTTTACTTTGTCCATAGTTCCTCCTATTTAATTGAACCCCAATTTGGTCCGGTCTCGCAGTCTACTTTATTTGGTAGGGCTAAGTCAACTGCAGATTCCATTATGTCTTTTATCTTTGCCGCTTCTAATTCGTTTATAACAGATATATCAAGTTCATCATGTACTTGTATATGCGGGGTAATACCCTCTTTGTGTAATTCTAACATAGCTTTTTTAGTCATGTCCGCCGCCGACCCTTGAATTAATTTATTTAAAGCTTTGTAAGTAAATGCTCTACGTGCAGGATTGCCATGCCAATAATTTTTCTTAGGGTTGCCTTCTTTGTCTTTTAATATTTTATCTTCTTCATCTTTTAAATATGGCCCCATTTCTTGAAGTTCAATCATTCTCTCATGATCTTCAGCTGGCACATATTTACCCCAATCACTTCCTCGAAGAATAGGTTCGTATTTAGGAAACCTACAACGTCTACCTAATAAAGTTCTAATCTGTCCTTTAGTGGAGGCAGCGCTCATAATTTTATTCATCAACTGTTTTACAAACGAAACTTTGGTATGGTACCTATCAAATAATTCTACAGCTTTATCTTTGCTTACTCCTAGTTCTGCTTGAAGTTTAGCTTTACCCATTCCATAGAATAAACCTAGATTAATTGTCTTAGCTTGGGATCTGGGAATGTGTGCCATTTCAGCTACGATCTTATGAAAGTCCGTAGAAGAATCTGTATCATATGCATCAGCTATCTGATTGACGGAAGGTAATCCAAATTGTAATGCATAGTGTGCAACAAGTCTTGGTTCCTGTTGCGAGTAATCAAAACAACCCCACTTGCATCCTTCTTCAGGTATAAATAAACTTCTAATTAAAGGACCTGTATCAGGATCTCTTGCAGGAATTTGCTGGAGGTTTGGATTCTGGTAAGAAAATCTTCCAGTTACTGTTCCACCATCATCAGATCTTATCTGATTTATCTCTGCATGAATTCTTCCTCTATGCTCATGGGTTAAAATAGTATCTATAAAAGTTGTATTGACCTTGTTTATTTTTCTAGCTTCTGCTATCATCTTAATTGTAGGATGATTATGATTAGAGAGAAAGTTTTTGGTAAATGATGGAGAGTCAGTTTTCTCAGTTCGTTCGTAAGGCAACTTTAGCTTTTGAAAAACTTTTTCAATCGATCTTGCAGCCCATATTTGAGTTTCTACTCCTGTATCTAATTTTATTTGGTGGATTAATCTTTCTTCTTTTCTTGTTAATTCTTTCTTCAGTGTATGAGCTCGTTGAGAATCTACTCGAACGCCTAGGAATCTCATGTCAACCAGGCAAGGAAAAAGATCAGTCTCTAAATTAAAAATATTTTGTAAATCTTTTCCATCTGTATCTGGTTCCATTAATAATTTTTTTACATGTTGCCAAAGTTTAAAAGTTAACTCAGCATCTTTTTCTGCATATGCTCCTACTTCATGCGCAGGTAATCTCCACATATCTGCTTTAGGATCTAATCCTCTTGCCTTTGCAGCTTCAGTTAAAGCTTTCTCACTTTTACCTTCGTTTAAAAAATGCCATGACAAAGTATTAAGTGTGTAAGAAAATCTATTTTCATCTAACAAAGATGAAGCAATCATAGTATCAACGATTAAACCATTGATTTTTATACCTAAATTGCGTATCCAGCAAACGTCATACATGGCGTTGTGAAAGATTTTTGTAGCAGGGCATGCGCAAATATCTTTAAACCATTCTAAAGTTTTTTTTCTATCACAGTTAGGTCCTTCACCATGAGCAATAGGAAAATACCATTTGTCATTATATGTGGCAACAGCAATTCCCACAACTTCACCATTACCAATAACAGCACCTGAACCCTTCTTTTTTAAATCTGGATCTCTTGTTTCTAAGTCAATTGCAATTTCATCATGCGATCTTAAATCTGGATATTCTGTTTTCTGTACCCATTCAGTTTGTGGTAATATCATTCTTTAATAACTCCTTTGATTTCTAAATTAAATGAAAAACTAATTCTTGTTTTTTTACTATTATGTCTTTCTACTTCATGTTTAAAAGCACTTGGAAAAATTAAAACATCACCTTTTTTACCATCATAAGAAAAATTATTTTCAAAAATTATAGGTGAGCCCTCACAATCTGTAAAATAAATCACCCCTGATAAATTACCTTGATGATTATGTAAAATATTCCGAGAATTTTTTTCTGTGTAATTAATCCATAGATCGTATGAATCAAAATGATTTTCGTTTCTACGCATGAACACAGTGCGTCTTGTGTCATTTAATAAAAGTTTTTCATATTTACATCTATAATGTTCTCCTAAATAAATTAAATAACTCTGTAAAAAAGACCCTTCAATTAAATTAAATGGCACGGACACTTGGTATGAGTTTTGACCTGCATTATGATGCTCAAGTAAATAAGATAATTTATGTTTTCTTATTTTATCTGTATGCTTCTTACAGTTTTTTAATTCTTTAAATATTAAATTAGGTACTTTATGTTTTAAAATATATTTACTTATTTCTTTAATATTTTTAAAAATATTACTTATCATCTTTTAATTTTTTAATTTCTAATTCACAGTAATGAATTATTTTTTCTAGATCCTGTATACCGTTTTTGTTTTTATAACGACAAACATATTTCACCACGTTGCCTTGAAAGAATGAGAGATCATTTTTTGAAATAAATTCATAAGGTTGAATGGTAAATTTTTTATAATGAGATCCTCCAACCTGTTTATCCTGGGGAAATGCGTCATCAAATATATCTTTATGTGTCATAGTTGATACTCCTTTATTTTCTTTTTTGCTTTTAGTTTATATAGATTATTTCTTGCTCTCGTGATGCCAACATACCACACTCTATTCTCCTCATCCTGTTTGTCAATACTTAATCTAATTCCTTTTTGAACTTTACTTCCTTGATGTAAAGATAAAATTACATTATCTTCTTCACCTCCTTTTGCCGCATGAATAGTTGACAACCATATTCGGGCACGTTCGTTTAATCTTTCATTACTAGCTATTAAATTTCTTATGTATAAAATTTCTTTTTGATCCGCATTAAATATATCATACCACGGAATTTTTTTATTCCATTTTACATCTGGAATAAATTCTCTTACTTCATTTATTTCTTTAGGTTCTAATGCTCCTTCAATAGTCCACTTAGTATAAGCTACGGCTGCATTATATAAACCTACTTTAAAACTTTTTCCTTTATTACTTTGATAATATAAATTTTTCTTTTTTAATTCTTTCATAATCTCCAAGAGATTACTTTTAGTTCTAGTAAGAATAAGCCACTTTCCTTTAGTTAAATCAACTTGACCTAGATTACTAATTGTAGACGCAAGACCCTCTTGCGCTCTAGGTAGGTATTCTTTATGTTTCCTGATGCCTGCTATACGACTCACTGGTATTTGTGATTCCTGTTGCACGGCTCTAGAGATTCTACGCGAGTATCTAAGTACCCTTTCCTTTGCAGGTTCATTTATAAATCTATTTACATCAGCGCCCGCCCACGCAAAGATAGCTTGATCGTCATCACCCGCTAAGTATATTTGATCACAATGATCTTTTAATTTATCATATAGTTTCCATTGCAAAGGAGATAAGTCTTGGGCTTCATCAATAAAGACAGCTTTAAAAGTGGGCATCTTCTCTGGAGGCAAATCTAAAATCATTTCAATCATATCATTAAAATCTAAGATGTGATTCTTCTCTTTAAATTCTTTAAGATTTATAGCTATGTGTTTTAAAGTATACCAATCAATTTCTTTTTTATCATGTTCGTTTCTATCAAACTCTTCTCGTATGGTGGTTCTTCTATTAAGAGCTCTTCCAATTAATTGGAAGTAGGGATTATTACAGGTGAGAAAATGAGTCTCTTCTTCATTATATTTGTCAGAAAAGTTTACACGAATATTTAATATTTTACCTAACTCTTCGTAATGATAGGGCTGCATAACTTTATCTTCGGTTAATCCAAGCAGATGAAAACAGAAGGCGTGTAGCGTTTGAAAGTATGGAACTTTTTTCTCCGACACACCTATTCTCTTTCTTGCTTCCCCCGCAGCTTTCTTGGTAAAGGCAAAGTAACCTATCTTGTGATAAGGTGTACCTGTTCTTACATACGCTTTGACTCTACGTATTAATCTAAAAGTTTTACCTGTCCCTGGTGGACCGTAAATTTTATGAATCTTTTCCATTGGCTCTTTTAAATGAATCTACTAATTTACCCTTCCATCCAAAATTCCCAATGTGGGTTGTTTCCCCATCAGCAACTGCGTATAATTTAAAACCAGCTCCCTTAATTAAATTACAGAAATGTACATCTTCTCCCCACCAGTTGCCGTCTTTATCAAACGTTGTATCCCAGAAGTTATAAAAATAATTATTGGCTTCTTCGGATATTATTTCTTTTTGTTTTATTTTTAAATGTGGGAGATCTTTCATTAACTTTTCATAGACTCTTCTGTGAATCAAAGTGAGCCCTGCAGGGCCTTTAGTCAATTCAACTAAGCCTTTATTATCAATATTAATGTTCTGATGATCTTTAAAATCTACAGAAAATTTTACAGACTGATCTTGAGTCTTTTTTCTGTATGGAACACACATTACATCTTTCTGTGCTACAATCATTCTTCCTACAACCGAGGGCTCAAATTCCATATCGGCATCAATAAATAATTGATAGTCCATCCCTGATTCTAAAAACATTGCTGTTAATACATTTCTGCCATATCCAACATATGGACATTTAAAAGTGTTGAGTGTGGATTTAATTTTAGCGGCTGTAAATTTATCCATTAATTTAACTAATGATAAACATGTTGCCACTTGCATGGTATCATATGCAGGCATGCATACAGATACACTTGGTACTGGTGTCGTCATACTATGTGCTCCTTATCTTCTATTGTTATTTTTTCATCTGGTATTTCTTCTTTTTCTAAATCTGCTATAGGCAGTTTTAAAACTCTTAATGGTGGAAATGAATCTTTGTTTTCTTTTTTAGGAAATCTTTTTTGACAATCAAAGTCTCCTTTAAAAAATTGTTTAATCATTGTACCCGTTCGTGATCTATCTTTATTCCATTCATTTGTTCTTAAATATTCGTAGAACTTATCATAATCAAAATAATAAAACTCTTCCTCTTGGTGTACGGTTCCACTTTTAAATGCAGCAAATGTTGTAGCTTTAGCCATATTTACATAATCAATGATATATTTTTTAAGCATATCGATTGGACTAGTTCCAGCTACAGGTTTTAAGTTTTCCAGTCTCGCCCAAAGTCCATCTAAGATTACTTGGTATTCAGCGTTCTTTATAATAGGGGGAAACACAGCAGTTTGTTCTGCTATGAGGGCTCTCATTTCTTTCATCTCTGAAATTTTTTTAATATGTTTAGCATGAATTTGTTTTACTTTTCCACTTTCTAAATTAACATCAAACATAAACTCTGGCTCTGGTTTATAATTTATTCTTATAAGTCCAGATAATTCAGGCCATGTGGTATTTCTATGACTCCCTATACCAAATTTTCTTTTTAAACAGGTTCCTTTGGCGCAATACGCAGAGATTGGTAAATCACTACATTTAAATCCTTTAGTTTCATTCTTCCAATATTTAATTTTTTCTTTTACTTTTTCATCTCCCCATATATCATCATACTGTATATAGTTTCGGGCAGCTTCTAATACTTTCTTTTCCCACACTTCAGCAAATTTCTTTTTAGCAAAGACCATGTAATTGTATAAGAATCGATCTCTTTCATCTTTAAGTTTCTTACCACTATCATCTATTTCTTTACAAATCATTTGTAAACATGGAGGGCCATCATTAAATTCTTCTGGTCCACCAGTTATAATCTCATTTATTTTTTTACTTCCAATATCTTTTAATGTTTCTTTAGTCTGTAAGTTTAAACCTACGACTTTAATAAATTCATCAAGTTCCATTTTGGTGCCATCCAATTTGTATGCTCTCCGTTCGCTACTTTTATAATATGGTAGATTAATAAAACTCCCCGATGTCTTTTCATTATTCTGGTTAGTTCCTAATTGAGTTTGTTTAGGAAAAATTTCTGTATTGTGTGGAAGTTTAAATAGAAATAATAAGTTTGATAAAAATTCTCTGATTAAAGTAGCGGGTACTTTTTCTTTAGTAAAAATATAAATGTGAAGCCCACCACTTTTAGATTCAATTGGAATGACAGGTAAATTTTTTTCTTCAATAACCTTTAAATATTTTTGTAGATTAAAAGTTTTATAATCTTTAGGATCGACATCTATTGCTCCAAAGCTGGCTTGAGAATGATCATCACAAGGTTGAATTCCTATAGCCTTTTTCCCTGTCAGATGAGCTTCGTAATCTTGTTCGGTTATAGGTCGCTTAGACCATCCATAATCCCCTGAATCAAATTTTAATTTTCCACTTTCTGGTTCGATATATCCATTTTGAACATTACAGAAACCATAGTCTCTTTCTAGTCCACTAAAATATTTTGCAAATTCTTTCATAATTTTTGAATTCCTTATATCTGAAATATGGCAAGATTAAGGGCGCCTCCACTCTCGCTTCAGCGCCCCTGTTGCAACATTTCCCATCGGGAAATTAGACTATGCCCTGTTGGACTTTAGGTTTCTCATACTGAGGTTTAGCTGATCCTTTCGAAACAGTTTTCTGAAGTTGTTGTGCAACTTCATAAATCTCAGCGTCCTTTTTATCCCCTACATCAAGGTTTCTAACTCTTGATGGTTTATAGACATGCCAGCTTTTACTTCCCGCTGTTTTTCCAAATGTCTTTAAATTATAGACCGCTGAATAAACCGCTGGATTAAAAGAACCTTCTGAATCTGAGAATCTAAGATTCTTAATCAGATTATTAAGTTCTCTTGCTGGTGTAAGATTGGATGATCTCATCGGAATAACCGCTGGTTTCAACTCATTACCTACCATTGCTAGTACATAAAAGTATGCAGTCTTCTCAACATAGTTACCATTTGGTAATCTATATCTTCCGTTTCTCTCCTCAACAGCATCCGTTGGAATCTCTAAGTGAGTTCCCACTGGAGCAGAAGCACTATCGCCTCTCTCTTGCCATTCAGGATATCTCGTTTGTGCATGAGCCACAACTACATCAAGACCTTTATCACCTGCAATAAGTTCCCCGAAGCCTGATGCATAGATCATTCCCGGTTTTGAACCTGCTACATGTTTAGCGTCTCTCTCATTACATTCAGGTGAAAGTTGGTGTAGAATCTTTAAGATCGGAGTCGATACATCGTCCGCCTTAATTTCTTCCGCACCTTTACCTGCGTCTGCTCTGAGATTGATGTTAGCTAGTGCACCTGCACTATTTTTTTTAACTACTTCTTTATCCATTTTTACTCCTTTGTTAGTTTGTTAGTTTAGTAGTTTACTTGGTTTTTATTTTTGTTTGATTTCCTTCAAACGTTCTGAAGAACTCTGAAGGAATTTTTCCACCACGTGTTTGGAAATCCTCCAGAGTTGTTCTAAGAGTAGAAGCATGAACCGCAACCTTTCGATCGGGATCATAACCTTGTCCTCTTGCAAGGGTCGCATATTGCTCCGCCTTGTTATCTTCGTTCAGACCAAACTTAACTGTGATTTCATTTTTCACAATCGCCCCCAGTCCGTTATCTCGAAGCCAGCTATGTGCTTCTTGCTTTTTATCTGCAATGATTGAAGCACCAAAAATATTTTTAACTTCTATCTGTGAACCATCTTTTAGTTTCATGGTCTTAAGATTAAGTTGATTCATTAAATCTGGAATTACAATTCCAGAATAATATTTTTCTCTCTCTTTTAATTCTTTTAACTTTTCCTCTTGATTAGAAATCTCTTGAAGTATTTCTTGTAGAGTTTTAATTTCGTTTGATAATTGTTCGGGGTTTACTTGCGTCACCTGACTAGGTGCATCTTGTCTTAGATCGATATCTTTCATAATGTCTCCTTAATGTTTTAATAGTTTAATTTATAATCGCACTATCTTATATAGAGAAGAATTTTTAGTTGTCAACTATTTTTGAAAAATATTTATTTCTATTGGATAATATGTTTTTTCTTGACGATCCCATTTTAAAAGTTTGTAACTACCATTAGTTGTATCTGAAACTATTGAACATACTACACCTATGATTGCAGGGTCGCCTGATAATAAAAGATAATCATCTGGAGTAAAGTCTTTTAG